TGCCGTGCCGGACGACCAACTCAACTTGCCTGCTATTCCAATCTCAGCTATCAACTTCTCGTACTCGTTCCGTGCCCCCAGTATCACCTCGGCGAATACACCGATGTCGTCTGAGACCAGAGAAGCATCAGGTAGCTGGTCTTTGTACTCCACTGACTTTCCCTCGAACGTGACTGGCATCCGGTGATTGAACCATGCTAACGACATTGTAGCCTTACCGTAATCGGTATCCGGTGCGAAGAAATCACCCTCTAAATCAAGGTTATCCTTGCTTGTGTACCGCACCAGATAACCACCAAGTTTGACCTTGCCGTCATCCAGTTCAACCGCCTTTACCGCCTCGCCGGAGTATATCAGTGTGTCCTCCGATGGCATCTCATTTTTATCTTTACTCATTTCATGTACACCTCCTATCTTATATCACCCTGGCAATCCTGCCACGGGCGATGGATAAACTAAGTATGTTCTGACCATCCAAATTTTATTGTTACATTGTTATCAGCGGCTCCACTTGTTAACCTGAATAGGTAAACCGTATCACTGTCCAGCAGCCAATACGCTTTTGTCTTTGCTTCACCACTCACAGAGTTTGATTGTGGGCCAGTAGTCCCAGCCCCAAAGCTAGAGCAATCGATCTGTGTACCGTCCGCTCCATCTGTGGTCGAGTGTGGCTGTATCACCAGGTCAGCGGTATCGGTGCAAGAACGTTTGGTATTGAACGTTGTCTCGGCATCGTCTGTGGTGGTGCGTGTACTATCCTCGAATAGCTGACACAGCGTTTTTGTAGTTCCTGTGACCGCCCACGTGAAATGAATATCATTAACAGCCGGTGTCGTAATCAGGTATTCGATTGTTTCAGTGTCATCAATGTCGGCATCATACGTGCAGAACTGGAAATGCTGACCATCATGGATAGCCTCATCTTCCAGCGTCCCAGATACAATCGATTGATGAACTGGATCAACCAGCAGGTTCCAAAGGTCAACGTCTCTAAGCCTTACCGTCATTACAAGTCCTCAAAGTTTGTCACTTCAGCCCAAACAATACGTAGACTGACATGGCAGCTATCCGTTGTGCCATTCGTCACCCTGAGCAAATATTCCTGATTCTGATCCAGCACCCATCGGTTCATTATGTCGTCCGTTATTCTGACACAAGGACATGTGTAGGTCTCACTGATCGCCACAAGGTCAGTCGTCACAACTCCTGTCGGTGTGTCATAAAAGAACATGGTATCCGTAGTTGTGGAGTTCCGGTTCTTGTTATACGCCGTCATCAGCGTGCCGTTATCCGTTGTGGTTGGGTTTTCGTAGATGTAGAAAAGTGATTCCTTTTCCGTTTGTAAATCCCATCTGATATTGCCCCAAGCGGTTGTGTTCGGCGTCACAACTAATATGTCACCGCTCTCACTGGCTCCCAGATCAGTTGTATAACTGACCTGGAATAGATTTCCGGTGTTGAGTACGTGTTCTTCTTGAGATCCTATTGTTTGGGTATGCGTTGTATCATCTACTACCAGATTATTATATCCAACGTCTCTAATTGTTCCCATTACTTACCTCCTGCTAATTGCTTATCAATATACTTTTTGAAATATGCCATTACTCTCGTTCTCTCTGAGTGCGCTACCTCAGCCGTTGTCTTCCATCCCTTCACACCCATATATAGGCTCTGTCCAGGTGCGCCCTGGACGTGTGGCCCATAAGGTGTGGCGTTTCCAATCACCGCCGTAAGTGATGGTATGTTAATCTTCACTGCCCAGCGCCTACCAAATGAACCTGTCCGACGATAAGGCCATAACCCTTCCCGGAGCATCGCCATCACCTTTCGCCGTTGTCTGGTGCTGAAAAATGAGAAGCCATATACACTCCGGCGAGTTGGACGTTTCTGTGTTGGATACTTAGAAATCTTACCCTTAACGTGCATACCCGCTGGTGCTAATGCTCTCGCTGCTCCCTTGCGCCATGCTAACCGGTCTTTGGTTTCTTCAACTCCTTTAATCACGATGGATGACATTAAATCTCCTCAAGTGGTGGCAACTCATACGCTACCCAGCACCGGCATCTCGGATGAGCCGGAGGGAACTGACCGTCTGTTATCCTTTGGTCATGCTTCGGTCCACAAATAGGACATACCTTCTCATCGTTCGCCGTAAGCCAAATCGGTATCATCTCAACACCTGTCTCACTCGCTATCTGTAGCGCCGTCAAACGTTCGCCCTCCGCTCCTGCTCTGGTAACCTCCGTGATCGCCACCATCTCGGCACGTGTTGGGCTCATGGTACGCATCAGCCTCAGCTTCAGATCGGTGATACTCAAGCCCTGCGTATAGAACGCCTCCACTGCGCTTGCAACCGCACGCCGCGTGGTAGCCGTCATTTTAGCTAACAGCTCAGCCGTGTATCTGTTGGACCATATGACTGCGCTCTCGTTTACCAGCGCCCAGTCAATCCCGATGGTCGCCGTGTCCATCACCACCTGTGCCTGCTGGAGGTAGACATCTTCCAGTACCGGCGCGACCGTCCTCTGGAGGTTGATAGCTGCATCGCTCCACCATTCGTGAGGTATTTTAGATAACTGTGGAGGGTCACCGAGCAAGGCGATAATCTCCCTCCGCTGCCTGCCGAACATCTTGGCAAGCCTGGTGGCTAAATCTTCCTCAAAGATGGAGCGGTTCAGGATGTCAGGCATTAGTCAATCTCAATATACTCATCGTCAGTATCAAGAGGGTGCTTTTCACCACGCTCAATAAATTTCAATTCTCGGTCTTGGCATGTGTAAGGCTTTCCGTCAACGGTAACAACGACCCCAGCATGACCGGCATACATAACACTTCCCTTTTTTCCTGTCAGGAAATCGTATCCCTCAGAACCTACGTTTTTCACTATTTCTACCTTGTCATTTGTTTTTATAAGCCTTTTCGTGACCATCTCAAACCTTTCTATGGGTATTCATCCCATACACTCTCACTAATAGACTTCGCTTCGTCAACACTCTCCGCTTCTTTGAGCTGGGCAATCAGCGCCGCTATGAGCGCAGGTGATACGCCCTCCTTGTCGCCGCACTCCAGACCACCACCTTTCAGCAGTGCCTTGACCTCATCCGATAGGTACTGCTCGATGTCTGGGTCGATTGCTGTAAATATTTTTATCATATTAATAATGTCTTTACTCATAATAAATCCGCCAACACCGTCACCAATATCTCATCATCTTCTTCGCTCAATATATACCTGTCACGTAGTCGCTGAAGATATAATCGGTCCCCGCCACCAGTCGGTATTGATACACCTCCAGATGTGAATGAGGTTGAAACTGCACCAGTGCTTATAAATGTACCCGAAACTGTGTTCGCAACATTCTTTGTCACATCACCAACAGCAGCGAACGTGCCCACTAAGCTCTGGGATGTCTTTTTCGCCAACTCCCCGGAATATATAGCTATGCCTGCCAGAGATTTGAGCGCCTTGCTAACCAATACACCAGATGCTTCAAATACGCCCGCTGCCGCCTGATAAGCCACCTTTGTCCCCGAGAGCGTGCCGCTGAATGTGATTACTCCAGCAACCGATGCCTTTACCTTTTTTGTGACCGTACCAGTAGCTTCAAGTGTTCCAGATAACGCCTTTTTCGCTTTTCCTACGACTATTCCAGTCGCTGTAAATACTCCAGCTGTTGCCTTAAGTGCCTTACCTACCAATACGCCAGATGCTTCAAATGTGCCAGCCGTCGCCTTGAGTGCCTTGCCGATTAAGGCTCCTGTCGCAGCATATATACCAGCGTGTGAGTCTTTTGTTTTCTTCGTTACCTCACCACTGTAAGTACCAACGCCATCCGCAGATTGGTAATATGTTTGCGCGCCAGACGCCATTGTGATTGTCGCATCACATTCTCCAACTACTGCACCATTCGTGACATCGTATAGGCGGAACTCATAAGTAGCTTCAGCGGTTGCGGCTGCCGGATCTAATGCAATATGAAGTTCGCTGTACTCCTCATCCAAAAGCTCCAGGCTTGAAGCCGTACCTGTTCCCTCGACTTCCCAACCATCGGCCCAAGAACCGCTTGGGGTATTAGTGCAAGCCTTTTCGCCAATTACAACGGCGTTACCATTGGCAAGGTCTGTTCCCGTTCCATAAGCAATAGCAGTAATATCGGACAAGTCAGCGTATGATCCACCTGATACCTGCCACTGTAATTTGTATACAGCCGTCCAGGGTCCCTTCTGTTCGTCAAGCTGGACTGCAATAATAAATTCATCGCCGGTATCCCAATCAGCTTTATTGCTATCATCAGCAGCCTGCGCTACTCTTGATGCGTTAAGTATTCTACTTGCAACTAATACCGGATCAGCGGTAGCCATTAATCAAACTTCTCCGTGCAACCTGGCGTAGTGATCTCATGTGAAATGCAGCATACCCAGGGACGTTTTACTCCTAGGCTGCACATGTTGTCCTTTAAATGTTCACACCCCTCCCCGTGATTCGTCTGTTCACAACACTTCCCACACATGCTACATCGTGATACTTTCATCTTCCAATCTTCGCCATGATGTTTGTATGCAACCAACTCAATACCTGCCATGAGGTACAAATGTCTTTCGTTGGTCCACTCAGGTAAGTCAAGTTCAACCTTCACTTTATGTCTCAGCCGTACAAGTCAGTTGATAGGTGAACTCAATGCTATCACCATTCACCACATTGATCGCTGCAAATACGTGTCTGTCCATCAGGGTAGTACCAGCCGCTTGGCTAAACAATCCATGTTCCGTGATCGCTTTTGTCGTAGTATAATTAATTGTTCCTACGCTTTTATAAATCCACGCGCTCGCCCCCTCGCCCTGATCACCAGTCGCCCGCGCTTCTTCATCTGACGTCTCAATATCAGTGTTATCATTATTGGCGGCCGTTACACCAATTCCACTGTCATGGTATTTAAAGTCACCCCATTGGCTAGTTTCAGCTTGTAACTGATCTACCATGAATGCTACAAATGCATCTGTCACCAGTCCATGAGCCGCCCAGCCATAGTTCACCTTCTCACCATTGGCTTTGATATGCAGGATACGAAGTCTGCCACGCATCGTTGCAATACCGGTCATCTGCGTGAACAACCGCGCCAGGTGATAGGTAATAAAGTTCCACACAAACCGCGTTCGCAAAATATTGGTTAGCGTCCACCCTATCGAAGCCCGTTTTACTCGCCTTACTTTTGTTCCCAATGTTCCTGACATCATTAATTTATTGTCCATAATTTCACTCCTTGTTCTCTACACTCGTTATTCTACCCATTGGATCACGATTGATTTTTAACTTCTTAGCCTTCTCAATAACAACTCGTGGGGGGGATATTTTATTTTCAATGTTAACAATAGGTGGTTCTTGTTTTGGTATATCCACATTAATTATCGGTGTTTTCTGTTCTGGTATTTCTATATTCGCTATTGGTGCTGGTTGCTTCGGCATATTCACGCTCACAAAGCCTTCTGGCAATGTGAATTTAATATCCGGTATTTTCGGCATTGGTATTTTTATGTATCCATCATCATTACTATCATTATCCTTACCTCTGCCTTTCACTAGCATATTTAACATTTCCGCTAATCCTTTGGATGTGCTACTGTCCTTCACTTCCAACTCCTCTGCGCTCATGCTGTCAGTCGTTACAAACTGTTCAATGTCAAACGCCGCCTTGATGTCATCCTCTGTTTCGCTCTCGGCAAGGTGGCTGGTGATTGTTTCTGCCACGCCCTCAGGTAAAGTTCTTACCTCAAAGTCGAACACAAGCGGGTCATCACGTTTGCACTTCCTGAACGCCATGTCCTGCCACAGTTTCAGCTCCTGGTATTGTTCCATATTTGGTACAAACGCCGTTGACTTGATGG